ACTCATCTTTGAGATACCCTTAACTGTTGTGCTTGCGTCTGCTCCACCTGCTATAGCTACGCCGTCAACATATGCTTTTGTAGCAATTTGGTTTGCTGAACCAATTGTTGCTGTACCGTCATATTTTAGTGGTGTATCTGCATCTAGATTCGTAGTACCGTCTAGTAGGTCGTTAATATATTTAATGTGTGTAAAGTTTGTAATTTTTACAGAAGAACCTACACGATGTTCCCGTACTGTACCGCTAGACTGCACACCTTGCCGTGTAACGCTTTTAATTGCTGATAACGATGTACCACTCAAAGTACAAATGATATGCTCTTTTTGGGCATTATCCCCGTTTAGTGTGAATGCGTACTCACCGCTCGGCAATGCTACGCCGTCATCGTCTGTTGCTGATTGTAGTGTTGCAGTTGTACCACCTACCGCAATTTTGGTTGCTAGTGTTGTTGTAAAATCTGCTACTATTACTGCTAGTTTAGTTGCCATATTTTTTTAATTATTGATCAGTTTGTGTACCGTCTAGGCTCACATTTTGTTTTTGCCTGTATTGTTTTGGTATGCGGTTTTCGAATTTGAGAATATCCCAGAACTTCCGCATGTCTAGATCGAAGTATCCGATACCTGTTGGCTTTAGTCGTATACCTATTGTTCTAAACTTCCCGGTCTTTAGTCTCAATTGAATAAAGTATTTAAAGACCTCTGTGGCGTCCGCTCCTCCGATTTGTTCCTCACCTATCATTGCTTCCCCTATTGTGCTTGATTGGCTGTAGTCTACATATCCACCGTCTCCCCGAATTGTACCCACTTGCTCATATTCACCTTTATCCACACTCATGTATACTTCTACAACTTGGTCCGGGTCTATGCGTCCTTTTAGCTGTAACCTACGCACTTTCTTTAGGTTTTCAATCCCTAGTGTGTCGTCCTTACTATCCCATGTAGCCTCTACGGTCAACCCTAGGTCGTCGAATCCATCAAATGTGCTATATACCGACTGCGTTATAGAGTCTCCTACATATAGCTTGTCCTGATCTTGGATTGACATTTTCCCTGTGTACTTCACCACGTCCACTGTCTTTCCTTGCAAGTCGCACATCAGAATCGTGTCGTTGTTTACTGCACCGCTTGACTTACAGTACACTAGAATCCATCTATCATATGCACCAAAACCACACTCGTCATAGGTGTAGTCTGAAAACTTGAATTGTGGGAATAGAATCTTTGGCTCGACGTTCCCGCTCACTTTATTACGTGCTAGGATTGTCATTTCTGGTTTCGTCGGGTTTGTTGTGTTTATAAAAAATATACCCTTATTGGTAGAGTATGCCGCTCTGAAAAATGGCAGTCCCATTTCTTTACGGTATACAACGTTTGTTGCTCCTAGGTCGTCTGCATCAAGCGACAAAAAGTATGCACTCTTTTCTTTTAGTGAGTAGTACGCTCCATCTTGCCCTAGTAGTACGGTTAGAATTGGATCACCGCCTTCATCTTGTGGAAACTGGAATCCTTCCCCTGCTAACCGTGGGACTGACTTTGAGAAGTCACATACCCCATCTACTGTTGAGTCCTCCCATTGATAGTCACTCGTTACCGCCCCAGTAGTAGTATCTGAAAATGTAATATCGTATGCTCCTGTAGCGTAGTTTACGGTACCAGTACCCCCTAAATCGCTTGTTACTGTCCCGTCATAATTATCTGTAAATGTTTCTGTTCCGGCGGCTACTGTTGCTGTAAATGTAATTCCGAAAGCGTTTCGCCTTGATCCACCTGCTTTGAATGCAAGTGTACCAGTGTAGTTAGTACTACCTAATGCTCCTATCGCTTCTGCTGATACTGTTGTGTATACGGTTGAATCCTGTGGGTCGATATGCGAACCGTAAAGCCCTGTTTTGTCCTCTGCCCTATCCCATAGGATTGTACGCCCTGTATCAATGATTATCTTTCCTTTAAAGTTCTTGACAGAATCATATACATCTATAGGACTGTCCGGGTTAGCGTTCACTATCTTCCAGTACCCGTCTACACCGTTTACAAACGTAAAAGCCCCAGCTAGTGAGGAATAGTTTGCAAATGTATACTCTGCGTCTTCTGTAAGCCCTGTAATACAATCCTGCCAATCTGTGCCATCAAAGTATTTAATAGTCGTACCAAACTTTGCATAGATAACTATTGTGCCGTCGGTTTTATACCCTGCTTTCAGTCCTGTACACTCTCCTACAGAACCCTCATCGCCCAGTGCTACACGTCCTCCTACTAGTACTACTTTACCGTCCCTTGTAACAAAATTAACACTAGCTTTTGCAGCGTCTTTTGGTATTTTTTCAGACCCTAGGAGGTTGTGAATACCGCTTTTGAATATGTTAATCTCATTATCCATACTAGTATTGTTGTAGTTTTGCGTTCCACATAGCCATATCCCGAAGGTAGCCAGTGTAGAGTGATTGATTCTCTGCTGCGTAACTCCGAGCTTTGTCGAATAGCTGGATTACCATATCTTCCACACACATACCGTGAAAAATAGCATGCTGGAACCGCTCCGGGAATATAGGCTCAGTCTCTAGTGTTAGATCATCTGGTACAGCCTTATAGTCAAATGAGTATGTTGCACTTGATGATTGTGCTACAGGGAATACCACTTGATCGTTTCGTACATCCACATAACACACATTGTTTGTGTTGTCATATTGTTTTCTGTCCGACCAATTCACCACTTGGTACGGTGAACCATCTACAAATACTACTACAGGCTTTGCGTTCATTTCCCGGCTAATGGAATTATCGGTATAGTTGAAGTTTTCTATAATATGTGAAAAGTCTGTCGGGAGTGTAATCGTTGTAGTACTATCTACTGTCCCTGATGCTTCTTTCTTCAAGATTTCCCAGTCCCTATCGTCGCACACCTTGTGGTAGATTTTGTTTACTAACGCAAGTTCTTCTGCTGTGCTGAGTTCTGACATATCGTCAACATACAGCTCGAATCTTGTGATTATTTCTTGTCCTATCATATTTTTTGATTAGTGTACTCTATACAACCCTTATAAAAGGGCTGTAAGAATGTACTATGCTGAGATTCGTACGTCAAGGAACATTTTAGCTCCGTCTGCGAAAGTTTTAACTCCGCCGAGGTAGCTTGAGAATACGTTAGTTCCACGACGATCGTCAGTAGGTCGCATGTCTACTTTCTTCATGTCTTGTAGTACAGCTTCGATTCCACCTTTTTTACCGAAGTAACAGTGGATTGCATTGAGTGTCCATGTGTCAGTTCCATCAGTAAGTGTTTCTGATACTGCTACACGTCCTGCACCAACTTGTACGATTGAAGCTACGTCATCTGTGTTGTTGTTTTCAGCTGTAATGCCTGTAAGGAGTGCTTGGTCTGCTGCTGTTGCTGCACTGTAACCAGTGTCAGTAGCTTCAGCTTCTGCATTTGCTCCACCAGCGTTTAGCCACTCAACGAGGTTTGCTCGTGTGATGTCTACTGTAGAACAAATGTGGATTTCACTTTCTCCACCTGAGAGAGTTGCTACAAAAGTGACTGTTACACCGTTGTAAGTAATTGTGTCTCCATCAGTTGGGTTAGTAGCAAGTGCAAGATGTGCTCGTGCTGTTAGGTTTTCGGATACGTACATTCGAGCGTTTGAAACGTCTCCTGTGTATCCGTTTGCAAATGTACTTCCTGCGAGGTCAATGTTTTTTCCAAGTAGGTATTGAGTAACATCTGAAGCTGCGTATGAGTCAAGTACAAATACTAGGTTAGAAAGAACTTGGTTGTTCTTTGAACGAAGTTTTGCAGGCATACGTGCTGCCATTTGTGGCACAGTTGTTGAACTAAGTGTAATAGGTACGTTAGATGAAACACCTGTAGTAAGATCACCAGTATCAAATGCGTATAGTGCGTTTGGTACTTGCCCGAATACACGTCCATCAAAGTCTTCTGCAACTTTGTGAGCGATTTTTGCTCCGATTACTTCACCTGGATTAAGTGGACCAGCTTGTGTTACTTCTCCATCTGAGATGTGGAAAACTGCTTCTTTTTCTAGGTTGATTTCGAGTAGTTCTGAAGTGTCAGTAACTGAATCGATTGTAGATGCTGAACCTCGTGTTACAGTTCGTACTGCTACTCCTGTAATATCATAGGCTACACGTTCTACGCTTTCTCCGAATTTGAGAACTGGCTCAAAACGGAAAGAAGCAACTTCTTTAGCAACAAGTACTTTTTGGAATACTTCTTGGTATGTGTTGTCAAATGCTTCTTTGTAGTTTGTCAAAGACATATTTTTCTTATATGTATTGAGACACTCGGTTTATTAGGTCTTTATTGTACTTTGCTTTTAGTGTTGGGTTTGATAACACTTCTTTTAAGTACGCTGGGTCTTTTTTAGCTCTATCTGTATCTACGTCGAGGCTGTCGTTTTTACCAGCTCTTGTAGATGCTGAGTCGATGCTACGTCGTCCCTGAACTGTATTACCGTATGTGTCCTCAATTAGTTGAATAAAGGTCTTGTTCGAGTTGTTGGCAGCAAGTGATAGTGTTTTAATTACATCTTTGTTTACTACTCCTTCAAGCTCCGGTAGTCGTTCCATTGCTTTTTTGAAGTGCTTATTGAAAGTTGCATCAATCTTAGCGGCTCGCTCCTTTTGTTTCATAGGTGCGAGCTTACTTTCCATCTCTGCTGTGTTCTGTGCTCGAACGGCTGCTGCAAACTCATCAAGAAAATCAGAGTCTACACCATGTTTGTCGGCAAGTGCTTTGATGTCAGTGTTTACCTCTCGAGAAGATGAACCTGCCTCAATACTCTTTTGTAGCTCTTTCATCTGTTTCTGCATTTCCTTGTTGCTTTTCTTCATTTCAAGGAATGTAGAGAGTGGAACGCTGTCGTCCTTTTTCTCAGATTTAAGTGCTTCTCCGACTGTCGCTTCTTTTGGTTCCGGAGCCACTTGCTCTTTCCCCGCTACTTCTGCGATTGTAGGTTCTGTATCTTTTACCGCCACTTCTGGCGTAGTTTCTTTGGGTGTATCCATAGAATATAAATCACTTTTACGTCTGATCTCGACGGAGTTTTATACCTCCACTCAGAAGGAAAAACGGAATGTTGTCCGCACGCTACCCCCGACGTATCGGGAGCAGTAGCGATCTCTATTCTTGTAATAAGGCTTTTAAAGCATCCTGTGCTACCCTACTGTTTTCTTCTGCTCTAGTTAGAACTCTCAACAGTCCGAGGTCTGCCTGTAGTTTAGCTATGGTAGCCCGCAACTTAGTGTCGCTCGCTTCCTTATAGCCTCCTATTAGGCTCTCTACACTGCCCACTACATCCCTCCCCAAAGAGTCAATGAGTATCTTACCACCTTCAGTATTTGGAATAGCTGACAGTGCTTTCATTTTCTCTACGTCTTCTTTGATTAGGTCTAGTGATTCGGTCATACAATTTCAATTCCTGTTTGTTCTTTGACTGCTTCTTTTACCTCTGCGTATTCAGCGAGGGCTTCTTCTCGTGCTGTAATTGCTGCTGCACATTCATCGGCTAGGACTTTAGCGTCCCAGTATAGGAAAATAGCGTGCATGTCTTCGTCCGACATTTTAATTAGTTCCGGATTGTTGTTTGCAACATTCGTCATCTTTGCTTCTTCAAGCTCTTTTTGTGCTGTGGCTTGCTTGATCTCTTTTTCCAAACGCATTTCATGTTGAAGTACATCTGCTGTGGTGAACTCGTGCGAGTGTCCAGTTTTAGAAAATACTCCTTCTTCCCCTTCTACTTGTGTGTATTTGATCATACTTGTGGTGATATTGAATCAGATAATTGAGTTGGCTCTTCTAGTAGTTCTGTAGCACCTTCTTCTGCTACTACATCTCCTTTTGGTAATGCTCCTCCACCTTCTGTTAATGCTTTGTTAGCTTCCGCCTGTACAGCCCTTGCCTCATTACGCATGATGATTGGCTCTAGTTGGTCAACATACATTGCCATTACTGCAAACTGTTTCTTGCTCATGTCTGCTTGGTGATCTCGCATGTAGTTTACAAGTTTCTGTTTGTATGCGTTGTTTGCCAAGTAGTTCAACGGTACATCTTCACCCTCCAACAAGCCTTCTATGTCTGCGTCTGCTTCGCTCATTAACTCTGAATTACCATAGAATGATGTATCAAGTAGCTGTCCGATCTCATCTTCTGAAAGTCCGGCAATACCTGCTTTAATCTCAAATGCTTTCTTTTGATTAATTAGTGGGTTTGCTGTTTGTGAGTTTAGAAAGTTGATCTTTGCTGTCTTGTCTTGAATAGATGATAGTGTTTGTGCATTGCTTGCCTCTACACTTAATGCAAACTCATCTGTTTTCTTGAAAATGTCCGATCGTTTCACTTCTTTAACTTCTATCCCGTCTGGTCCAATAATATCAATGGCTGTTTTCTTTACTAGGTGTTGCCGTACTCCCATTTCATATAATCTACCAAATCTCTTGTACCCGTGTGAGTATGATTTGTTTAGTAGTCCGAACCTGTCGGCTGTTGCAGCTTGGTTTCCTTCGTAGATTCCTACCTTTCCACGTTCATCCGCTACCCCTGCTGATCCTGCTGTTACTCCACTAGCTTTCTCTTGTATTCCTTCCAATATCTGGAACACATCGAGCGGAGTACGAATACTAGGCGTCTGGAGCGTCTGAATGGCTCTATTAGCGTCGTAGTCTCCTTTTGTGAGTATAAACCCGTCTCGGCGGTATTTGAGCTGTGAAAGGTTCTCAATGGCTGATACGTTTACTACTTTTTGAGGCTTGTTGATTGCTTCTGCGTTATCTAGCATTTGATTGATAGAAACGTCTTGTGCCATGAATATTTCACGTGCATAGTCACAGTAACTTGGTGTCCAGAACTCTGTAAGGTCTGGGAACGCTGCCCATGTCCAGATTGGCCATGCTCCTAGTGGGTACTTCTCCGTTGGCAAAAACACTTCTTGGAGTGGCTCACATCTGATACAGTTGCCGTGATTATCCATTAATAGGTAGTACCGTAGTCCATCCTCTTGGTATGTAGTGAACCATCTCCAGAACTTAAACTTGGTGCGGTCATTATTCTCTTTATGTCCTAGAGTGCTCTGTGCGTATTCCCTAGTCTTCTTGTTTGTTTCTTCTTGCGTTTCTTCCCCTGCGTTTCCGCTTCCTGCCAGTAGTTGGTCAACGGCTTTCTTATTATAAATCTTATTTTTTACACCTTCTTTCAGTTGCCGTCTATCTAGCATTACTGAGTAGCTACCGAGGTATCGTGCTTCTTCAATGTCGATTCCACCACATGACGGGTCGATTAGAAAGTCGTATACGTCAATTGGTTCTAGGTGTGGTACATATCTCCCGTTAATACTGTCTGCAAAATATGAGTACACTGCACGCCCATAGATAATTGCCTGCTTCTTTCCTACAATGTCTTTCATGTCCCACATGTCTTCGTCTTGGTCTCTTTGCCGGAGTGAGTTTAGTAGCTCCACTCGTTTTAGTTGTGAGTTCTTTCGCTTCACAAACTTGAACACTAGCGGGTTATCAATCTTTGATAGTAGTGTGTGTACAAACTCTTGCATCCGTCCTAGGTTCACGTTTGCCCTTGCTTCTTTTAGCTTCCGCTTCTTTGAATAGTATGCGTCTTCGTTCTTTTGCCAGTTACTTACCTTTCCTTGCTTGTAGTCTCGGGCAAACGAAATCTCCTCAATTGCTTGAGAAGCTATTTTGTCTATTGTTATTTTGTTAATCGCCATAGTTTTAGATACCTATATCGTCGTATAAAATTTCTGCTTCGTATTGTTCTGTATGTACTTCTGGGTATGGTGGTTCACATAGTTTTAACCCGTAGGCTAGTGAGTCCACTACGTCGTCGTGTAATGCTCTAGGAAACTTCAACTCTTCTTCCTCTAAGTCATCGCACTCTCCTTCTATGTGAAAGATGTGTCCAGCTTCATACTTTGGTGTAAGACCTTCAATCCGTACATTTTTATTAATCCCACCATGAGACAACAGTATGATGTTTGGATACTTCCCCCTCAGTGCCATTTCATCCTCCATGAATGGTTTTATCGCTTCTGTGTATGCGGTCTTCTCTATCCCTATCTTCTCGCACCCCTCATCGTGTAGTTGGAATATTACATCTATTAAGCTCTTTGGCCCTATACGGTACTTCTTAGCTGATACGTACCAGCGGTTCTCCTTATCTACATACACCTTAGAAATACCTGTGCTATCGCTCTTAGCATGTTTGCTGAGTGCTGTATCTATCAATGCAAACTTCCTTGTCCTCATGTCTTCTACCTGTGCTCTAGTCTTATACTTGAACCATTTCTTAAAAAACTTTTGGCTTGCTTCATCTACTGGTTCATTTAACATTTCAGCACTGTATACTAATGATCCGAATTGGATCTTTTTATCTTCTAGGCTTACCTTGTTAGTCCCTACTGCCTCTGCGTTAGTCATTACATACTTATCTGGCCATGTAGGCTTCCCGTCTTTCTCTACCGGGACCATTCTTACCTTTAGTCTGTCATCTACCTTTGCTCTATCAAATAGTGTTTGTACGCTTCCAAACTCTGTAATGTAGTTACCTAGGTATATTACCTTGGCTGTACTGTCTAGTCCTGCTTTAAACTCGTTGATATGCTTGATAACCTGCTCTGTGTAAGCCTTTGAGTCCTTTGTCTTATTCGTTTCAAAGTCATCAAGTAGTAGAAAGTCTGGTCGTTGATGTCCATGTACACGTCCACGTACTGATTCTTGTGTACTGTGAGCCTCTACCCGGATACCATTATTCGTCACAAAGTTATTAATCCGCTTCTGGGTTGCCTTGTCCTTCTCTCTCTTGGCGTTATATAACTCTCCGAAGTCCGCTACATATCTCTGATTGGTTTGCATCTCTACAACTATATCGAACAGTATGCGTTCTGCGTTCTCTTTATCAAAACTATCTACATTTAGGTACCGTCGTTTCTTGAATGTTATCACCCATAACACAAATGCTTTACTAATAGATGTCTTTGCACTCTCTCGAAACATTACCCATGCTATCTCTCTATACTTATCATCCATCATGTCCGCTAAGTCTTCAAACATCTCAAAGTGAAATGGTGCAAACCTGTATTTGATGTAGTCTACGAAGTAATAGACAAAGAACAATGCGAAGTCCTGCTCTGCAAGGTATACACGTTCTTCCCTCGTGCCGTTCATCATTGCTTGCAGTGACTTCTTATTCATAGGCTATAGTTGCTCTGTCTTGATTACATCCCCATTAGCATTATACGTCTTCCGATATTGCACACCGTCTTGTGTAAACTCGAATGTCTTTGGCTCTTCTACTTTCTTTGTTCGCTTTTTACGAACTTTCTTTGGTTTTACTTCTTCCATATTACAATAAGTTATTTAGTTTTTCTTTTTGTTCTTCTGTTAGACCTAGTACCAAGTCCCTGCCGTCTCCCCCTGTTAATTCCTGCCTAGTGCTAAATCGTTTCTTCCCTATGGTGCTGGCCAAGAACTTTGTGATGTCTGCTTTTACTTTTATATCATCATCTTGTTTTGCAAGCATTTTCAAGTTTTCTTCCGCAATACTCAAAAGCTCTACGTCCTTGACAATACTTGACACCCATTCTACACGGCTTCCCATGTTCTTTGAGTACTCGTCTGAGAACCCTGCGGCTAGTCCTGACTTATAGATATTACCAAACGTCTCGCTCTCTGGGTTGCAGTAAGCCTCCTTAAATGCGATGCGTTGTGGATTCATCTTTGTCATATTATTACTTCTTATTACCTTTTTTCTTCTCTGGCTTAGCCTCTACCGGCTTAATACTTTTAACAAGTGTTATTGCTGCTTCTGCTACTTCTAGTCCCCCTGCTTTTGTTGCAACATGTAAAAGGCTTTCAAGTGCTCGTTTCTTGTTTTCGTCTAGTTCTAATACGTACATGGTGTTACTTTTATGTCTCTGTAAATAATCTTTGACTGGTTATATATTGTTCCTCAAGGTCGCTTAAAACCTGAGAAATGTTCCCGCTTAGATTATCAGCGTGGAATGTGTCTACGCCGTTGTCAGTTTTTACTACTAATGTTACTTCCATATACGTTTTAGGATAAAAGGCGAGCAACTAGAGTATGCTTGGTAGCATCTTACTGTTGCCGTTTGAGTTGTGTTGAGCGTGACTTTTGCCCGCCTACCATCATCATATTATTCATACGTTGACCTGTTGGTTGCACGCCGTCTACACTAAAACAAAAAAAGTACAGCATAGGTTGCTAGTACTTCCTTTTCTCTCCTATGTATAGAGTATACTATACAAAGAGGGTATTTTCAAGTGGTTTAGTCTTTTATTTTTTTGCTTAACCTTAGCATAACGGACTCCTCTCTAAGCAGTAAACCGACCAAATTGTCCACAATGTTGTACTCTCTTGATATTTTACTCCTTGCATCCTTCATTTCCTGAGGCTTGGCTAATGTCTTCATGTCTGCTATCCGGTCTATCTTAGTCTGAATTTCAAAAATGATTTCATTACGCCTTTGCTCTGATATTTCAAGTAGTAATTTGAGTTCCTTTGTGTATTCTTCTAGTTTGTTCCTTTGTGCTACCCTGATGTTTTTTTTGTATCTCAAATAATGGGTAGAACAGAGTCTTAACTTTTTCGAGCCAAATATGTTTAGTTTTGTATTACATGTTTTACACTTCATAAAGCCGACAAGCTGAAATATGAATAATCTCCTACATTTCTTTTTTAATATCTTCTAGTACTTTGGATGATTTGTTTTTTAATCCTTCTATAGCTCGGTTATACCCGTACACCCCACCCCCCGCAAATTCTCTAGCACTTGTTCTTCTCCCTGCATCATCCCACTCAAAATTATGGACATCTTTTATGTCTTCCTCTTTCAGCTCACTCTTACTCGCCATATACTCAGCCCCTGCTAGGAAGGCTTGTTTGAGCAAGTACTCTATCCCATCAGCACCCCAGATAGTATCGTCATTACATACCATAAATGCTTCCCCTGATGGTATCCCATAACCCCTAGGCTCAAGTTTTCTAAACTCTTCTAGTACGTCTTTTAGTTCTTGCATAAATTACTTATTATGAGTTAGGCTGCAAACTCTCCCAAGATGGCATTTCAGGGGTGAGTCTATCTGCCATATCATTAAAATAATCCGCCCTTTTTTGGTATAACTCTTTTGTAATCTTACGTTGCTCTATTTCTAATTTCACCATGTCTATGTGTTCTGTGGTTTCTTTCATATATATTAACTAAGTGTTGAGTTAGATTGCTCTCTTTGATTTTCCACACCTCCTACACTTCCGAAAGTCGTGGCATGTCCCGCTTGTTCTGTAGCTTGCGTGGACATACTCATATTGATGCCTGCAAAATAATCTTTTTAGTATTTCTTTCATATATATTATCTATAATATATTGTTCTGCTTCTTCTTTTTTGCCTTGTTGGACAAGTTCAAGAACCTTCTTAGTTTTGTAGCTCTTTTTTCCAAAAATTTCATCAGAATACTTTACACATAAGTCGTTTAGTATGTCGTAGGCTGGACATAGTGGGAGGGTGTTGTACTCATCAGTTCCCCATGTGAGAATATCTTGTCCCGCATCTTTGTCGCTAGAACCCTCCCACTTATGACTCCACCACCAATCACTCCCTTTTTTAAACCCTTTATTTCGTAGAAACTTCGAGAGTTTTAGGCTTGTGTATTTGTTTTGCATATTTTAGCTATTTATTGACTAACTTCTCTACGATCGCTCTGATTACATTCACAGTAACTGCGTTCCCTAGTGTTTTGTACCGTTGAGTATCGCTTATTGCGACTAAATCCCCAGAGAAAACTTTAATCAGATCGTCCAGCTCTTTATCACCCGACATCTCTCCCCGTCCATTGACACCATCTTTTGTCCAGCCGTCTGGAAATCCTTGTAGTCTTTCGCACTCTGTAGGGGTTAGTCTTCTAATCCTGGACTTGTCTGAAAGCAGGCTGTCTTTTGCTATTGCTTGACTAGTTATTGTACCAATTATATGGCTGTCTTTTGGTACTAGTTCTCTGTGCCCACCTGAGAATGGAGTTAAGTCACGTCCGTTTTTCTGTGCTTCTGCTCTTGCTCTTTTTCCCTTCTCTGTTCTACGCCATTGCATAGGCTTTACATCAGCATGTTTACATTTAGCTTTTTCTGTGCCTCCACCGAGAGGAAATACTTCGGGTCTACTTGTTCCTCTAAGATGTCCGATAATGAACACTCGCTCCCTGTTCTGTGGGACTCCGTGATTTTTGCTGTTAAGCACTTGCCATTGACAGTCATACCCCAATTCATCAAGCGTTGAGATGACGGTACGGAACGTGTTTCCTTGGTCGTGAGATAAAAGCCCTTTGACGTTCTCAAGGAGTAAAAGGCGTGGTTGTTTTTCCCTAACAATCCGAGCGATTTCAAAGAACATTGTACCTCTCGTATCATCGAAGCCTCCTCGCTTTCCTGCGATAGAGAAGGATTGGCAAGGAAATCCTCCGACAAAGAGGTCAAAGTCTGGCAGGCTTGTTTCGTCAATTTTTGTAATGTCTCCGAAATTAGTGTGTTTTGGGAAATGTTTTTCATAAATTGAGGTTGCATATTTATCTATCTCACTAAATCCTACACATATGGGGACATTCTCCATATCTCCCTCTTGCATTATTGCAGTTATAGCACAGGATTTCGTATTTTGTTTTATCGTTTTCTTTGAGTGCAAGTTGGTATCCGTATCCTGTTCCGTATTTTTTTCTGTCCTTGTGTCCATCCTGTCGTATGTGTTCAAGTGTGAGGAACCGCTCCTCAGATTCTCCGCAACAGGCACACTCTCTCCCGTACACTTCAAGGACTCTTTGTCTCCGCAATGCGTTGTGTTTCCTCCCCATTGCTTTGCTTTTTTCTGGGTTTCTTTTTCTCCACTCAAATTGGTATTTTCTAAGACATTCTTTACATTTTGAGAAGTTGTTTTTGTAAAATTCATTCCCTGTTTTGCAGTATTTACATTTTGGCATAATTTTAGTGAGTCATAAGCTTGTTGTATTCCTAGGGCAAAACCACCCACTCCTGAAAAGGCATCAAAGTACTTCATATATAAAACATTTAATTATTGTTGTTTTCTTCATAAAACACTACTATCTATAATATACTTTAACTATTTATTGACTATTAAAAATCCTAGCCTCTGCAATCTTGCAATACTCAGCGTCTAGGTCTATCCCTATGAAGTCAAAGTTTTCTTTCTTACATGCTATTCCTGTTGAACCTGAACCCATAAACGGATCTAGTACTGTACCGCCTTTTGGTGTTACTAGGCGTACGAGGTACTGCATAAGTTTTACTGGTTTGACTGTTGGGTGCGAATTCTTTTCTGGTTGTTTTGGCTTATTCTCACCTTTTAATGATGCACCACCTAATCCCATCACCTTACCAGTATTAGCCATCATAGAACCGCCAGTTTTCTCCTCAAATCCCTCCAGCCCCCCATTCCTTTCTTTCTTACTTGCTTTGGCTACATAAAAATACCTTGCCTTATCTCCCATTCCTGCTGTAGCTTCTTCACTTCCGTCCAAAATTAAATTTGCTGGGAATCTGCCTTGGGTTTTCATTTTCTCAATCGCTGTATTTTGTTTATCTAAAATAGACTGCTTATCTTTCATCCAAGGTCTTGAGAAACCTTTTCCATCTACCTTATTTTCAGGCATTGAACCAAACGCTTTTATATTTGACATATCTTCATTACTCTCCACCCTACACTCATCTATATTTATCCCACCAGTACCCCACTCCAACACGTTCTTTGCAATAGTCTTTTCTGATAATGGTTTACGTGCTAGTACAATAGGTTCATTGCTTGGTTTAAGGGCTGTTCCCCAGCCTTCGTATGGTGAGTTTCCTTTGGTTATGTGCTTTTCTACATTTGAAAAATCTGTTTTTAGCGTTCTCCCGTCCTGTTCTTTGAATTTTTGTAGAGCTTTGATTGCATTGATATTTTTCTTTCCTATAATCTCCCTCTCATTCCCCTGCAACTTATCAACCGCCTTACCTATATTATGACTTTTCGGAAATCCTGAGCCATATACCCAACTTACCATGTCTCGTATCTCAAATCCTGCGTCCTCAATCCGTACTGCCCCTCTGTGGTAGGTTCTAGTTCCAAAGAATGAAAGTAGGTGTCCGCCCGGTTTTAGCACTCGGTATACTTCTTTCCATAGTTCAGTAGTCGGAACATCATAGTCCCACTTCTTGCCCATGAATGAAAGTCCGTATGGTGGATCGCATACTACACTGTCCACGCTGTTTTCTGGTAGTTTTTGTAGTTCTACTAAACTATCTCCGTTGATTATCTGCATATAAAACATTTAATTATTAAACCTCACTTATACGTACAATATGGTCGCAAAGCTCTTTTGGCATTGTACCCCTACTTAGATAGTCCCTTTTGTGTACATATCCCCAATCGCCGTGTTTGTGAGTTCCCTTTTTACAGGTGTTTAGGAAGTTAGTTTTTTTGTGGTTTGTCCAAATGTCTGTTGGTTTCATGACATATACATCTTCAAAACCTTTCGCCGTGCCTTTGTTTCCGTATGAGCAGTATGTAACCGTATAGCGTTCTCTATCTTTTACAAAGTCCATATGCCTCATTCTCCCCCTTGGGTTCTCTACGAAATAATACTTTGTACCTGCTTTCACCAAAGCGTCAATCAGTTTCCACATCTTTACGTTTACCACATCATCTTGTTTTGCCATTTCGGTCTTTGGTTGAAGCCCCTCTTTTACTGTTCTGTGCTTATGTGTTGCTATTGAATACGTTGTACATTGTGGGGACGCCCAGACAACATCAGGCACACCGCCACACAATTTCACCACATCGCCCACCGTTAGTTCCGACACATCACATGTCAGGTCTGCGTTCACATCCTCAGACCAGTCCACTGTAAAAGTCTCATGTCCTTTTTCTTTGAAAGACTTGGCAATATCACCATGTCCACTAAACAGCTCCAATACCTTCATATAAAACATTTAATTATTTATTGACTGTTAAAAATCCTAGCCTCTGCGATTTTACAGTATTCAGCATTTAGTTCTATTCCGACAAACTTCCTACCTAGCTTTTTGCACGCAACCCCCGTTGTACCACTCCCCATAAATGGGTCAATTATAATACAGTCTTTTGGGAGTATCTCTATTATTCTCTCCATAATCAATTTGGGCATTTGACACACGTGAGCTGTTTTTTCTTTTGAAACATTTTTTACTTGCTGCACCTCCCACCAGTCATAAAGCCTTGCTCTCCTCCCTTGTTCTATAAGTTTCTTAATACGTTTATCCTTTGGGTTTTTATATGGTTGCCCTGATTTTGTGAAGTCTGGCTTAACATTGAAAAAGGCAATGTCTCTGTGTTGTTTTGGTGTATTTGCGTTGTAAACCCAACTAACAACTTTTTCAGGAAACTCCCCAACCTGAAACGCAAATTTGTACAATTCTTCTGGATAATGGATAATAACTTTTTTGTTGTTACCAAATATTTCTTTCAACCAAGTATAGTAATCCTCCTCTGACATTTTGTCCTTATATTCATTATAATGATACCCTACATTGAACGGGGGGTCTGATACAAAAATAACTTTTTCAAAGTCGATTTTACCTTTGAGTTTTTCAAGTTCGATTAGACAGTCTCCGTTTATGATAGTTACGTCTCTCATATAAAACATTTAATTATTTAGGAGGCTACAGATTAACGTGCTGTAGCACCACGAGATAAAGAACACCTCCTGTTGGTCTGGGTCAAAGCCCCCAGCCTTGGCTTCCCCCCGGAAAATGTTATGCCTTTTGTTTGTACGTTTTACCGCACGATTGGCACGTGAACTTCACGAACTGCCCGATACGTTCCGCCTTGTGCGGGCAATAGTACTGACAGTGGTAACAGGTTCTAACAATTGTCATTGTCTCCTCCTAGAGAACGAATGCGAGAACGATGGTGAAGTACAGCAGAATTGCCAGCACTCCAACCTTCAGGGTTTCTTCAAGCCATTCAGGCATTTCTCGTCCTCTCGGTTGGCAACGATGATAGCGACGGCAACGAACGCCACCAGTATCACCAGAATGAGCAGAGCTTCCTCAATGCGTTGACGCATGATCGGTCTCTTCTCGCTTGACGAACCGCACTACCACGTCTCCGCAAGTGGTACACTCGTCTGTCTTGATGAATCCGTCTCGACTACTGTCGTAGCGGGACTTCTCCGACATGGCTCGGACTTCTCCGTCGCACTTTTCGCTGTTGCAGGTATCGAACCTCATGACTTTCTCCTAGTGTGTTTTCGGTCGCTGCACTGCAAGTCCACAATGCACCCGACGTCAAACATGGTTTGTGCCTTGCGGCGATTCCACTCATCTTCTGAGAGTGTCCATTGCCGCTTGACGATTTCCGAGCCTGTATTGACTACTACTGTAATCATTACCTCTTTCATCTTCTTTCTCCATAGGGAGTTTCGTAAGTAGGGTGGAAAGTGGCAAGGATTTGACGAGAGGCAACCCTTCTACGCTGCCCGAGTCTAAACTCGCGGTTTAGATTTTATTGTTACTCGTATAGTCACCTTGCATGATGTGTGGATATTTTTAATAAAGTCGTACAAAAGGTTTCCACCCAGTGCCAACACATCTTAAACTCGTCCATGCGTATACCTATTCCGCCACACTCTCCACTCTACTCACGAATTGTAAAGAACTTCGTATCCCTGCTGAGGGAATGCCCACAAATAACACTTTGTTGCTTATGAGAACCCCATCACCATGATGGGTTGTTTCTTATCTTTTTGTAATATCTACAAGGTCGTATATCCTGTCTCCGTTACTATCTACCCCACCGCACCATTCATTAGAATTATATTCATATATTTTTCTTCTTTTGAAGTGTTCTATTATTCTTTTGAACATGTGTTTATAATTATTTCTACGCCTGGATTTTCTTTGTCATAAAAGCCGTGTAGTGTGATAGGTGTTACTACTTGCCAGCTATCATCTGTTAGGACGCCAGCATCCACAAGTAAGTCCATGATACTCTCTGCTTTGTTTGTAAGGTCCGCACGTCTTCTGTCTGGCATGTGGAATATAAGTTGAATTTCGCACCTATCAATCTCCATAGGTGGTTTTTGGCTTTTCACTTCCCACATAGCGGTGGTATGCCATTCCATATATTTTTTACTTGGAAAGCTCCTACCGCTCCTTGTGTTTACCCTGGAATTTTTCTTGGATGGGATACGCCCGTTAAGTCTGAGTACTGTCTCCATATGGTTTTACTTTATATGATTTAGTACCAAAGAAGTATTCCTTGCATGTCTTACACTGATACTGCCGTCGCCACCTTGCCCCTTTTGGTTTTGAACCTCTTTTTTGAAAGTCGGTCGAGGAACAATATGTACACGCCACATCTTCTGCATACTTCCTGTATTTGCTCATGTTTGGGTGAGTGTTTGCCCACCCTCGCAGTTTCAGGTACACCTCTTCTGTTAGTGCCACATCTTGCTTATTGTATACCTTCATCGCCTTCCACGCTTTCTTGTTTCCGTTTAAGCAATCTCTCCACAGTCCTGCGTGTGAGCCTACCTTTTCCCCAAGCCCTAGGTATTTCCCTAGATTGTTGAGGCTATTACTGTCAAACTTTCCAATTGCCCTTGCCATCTTTAGAGTATCTGCTTTGTCGTAGTGGCTAGGCTGTTCTATATTGTGAAATAGGAATCTGGCATTTGCCTTCTTATTATCGAATCTGTCCGAGTTATGTCCTATTACGAGGTCTGCGTCGTCAAGCATGTTCCGCAGATCTTGTAACAGAGCTTTATCATTGTATGGGTCGTCTTTAT